GTAATGAAGCTCTGCGTTGTAAGCAGCACTTGGTGTAGGCCCAACAATGAACGTCAACTCATTCACATTGTCTGACCGGGGGCCAAAGATTGCGTAATGCTTAGGCTCAGATGCAAACGCAGACAAAGGATAAGCTTCACGGATGAAGTTAACGTCCTTGTTTAACAGATACAAGTAGTCACCTTGGAAGATGACAGCGCCAGAAACCGTACCACTGTTAGCAACAGTTAAGGTGACCGTAGTCCCTGCAATGCTTCTGACTACTGAATTAGTTCCAATGCCTGTGCCTGTGACCTGCTGGCCCACCGCAATGCCTGTCGTACTGGCAACCACAATTGTCTTTTGACCAGCCGTTCCTGTAGCTGTTGTGGTGTTGTACGGGTATACGGCAAGGCTATATACCGACAAAAAGTCTGATGGGCACTCAAGGTATTTATTACCAGTGGTCAATACGCCTGTCACGTTCTTTCGCAAGTTAGCGGGCTGCGCGGTGTTATAGATGCGCTGCTCCGCCTGACGAATGAACGTATTCATATTGTCAGTTGGGAAAGAGTTCTCGCAGTAATCGTTTACCTGCGTGACAAGCTCACTGTAGTTCATGCCATCGGGCCTCTAGACATAAAGCCTTTGGTAGCCGCGCCTGCGCCACGCATTTTGATACCAGAAGTTTTAGCCGCTGGTTGTGGACGACGATCAATGTTACCCACAGACATATTGACTGTATTTGCATCACTGTGGTCAGGGCCAGAACCGGGGTTGTCAGTAGCTTTAACAACTTTACCTGTCATGGTGTGAGGCGTAGCGTATACCTTAGCATCGCCAACTTCTTTGCCCATCATCTTTTTGCTGAATGTAGCCATGATTAACCTCGCTTCTGTGCGGCAATCTTTGCCAAATTACGACCCATAGTCTTCATGTCAGAGTTGGTTTTACCCTTACCCTTACCTGTTCCGCCCTTCATTTCTTTCTGGGTTGGGCCACTATTAGGAAAGATTTGAACATCAGTCTTACCTTTTTTAGCAATGCCGTCGGCTGATTTTGTATATGCCATTTTAAGCTCCTTAAGATACCGTTACTGTACCAACAAATGTCGTTGCCACCAAGTAATTTGGTGTCAATCCTGCATCATTTAAACTAGACCCACCAACTGGGTTCCAGCCCCACTGAATGTCTCGTGAACCACCTGATAAATTACCAGCAGCATTGACACCAGAAGTTACATACGTTGTGTCTTTACGTGGATTACGTAGAGCTTGTGGGTCATCTACAGGAAACGTACCTAGCATCAACTGAGGCTGATCTGGATCCCAGCATTCTGGACAAACCAACAACTGATATTTACGTTGCTTAATGATCTCAGTCTTAAGCGCCTTCAGTTGATACTGTTGCCCACAGCGATCACATTCAGCAATCGCTATCTTGCCGGATGCAAACCTATTTCCCATTACGTGCTACCAATAAACATCTGACGAGGAACAAACCGAATAGCCGCTTTTTCTCGGTCTTCACCAGCCGCTATTTCAAAGGTTTCATCGTATATCTGTTTCAACATCTGAATACGAGGCATCAATTCAGGTACTTTAATAGCAATGTGATACGCTAAACCAGCTACTAAGCAGGGTAGAAAGCGGAAGTTCATGTCTGCTGTTTCCATACCGGCACCAGCATCCTGCACTCTACGCAGTCGGTAGTAAACAAATTGGTAAGGTATGCTGTTATCTGGCGTAGGCCACACAGTAACCGAAGGAAGCTGAGGCACAAACACCGCAGTACCATCTGCTTGAGCAGCGGCTGTCGTATTATTCTGCCCACGGAATACACCACCAAGGGTATTCCCTGATACATAAGTGTAGTAAATATCTTCTGTACCTAGCCGGATAAATCCAGACCCAGCTAGTCCAACCACCGTGTTAAGCGTAATCGTTGTGTCTGTTGAGGTAATTGCACCACTAAGTACAGCATTTGTAGGATTTGTCTCACCAGATAACCGCTGGATCCATACTTGAATCGGTCGCGCCTGTTGTAACTTGTTTGGTATGGTTGCATAAGTAGAAACACTAATACGTGTGATGGTTAAGTCAGCTTGAGTAGAAGCTGTATTAGATCCAGTACGAATAACATGTTCTAACAAATCAATAGTGTCTGTTGGCAAAGCATACGTAGCTAGGCCGGGAGTTAGGTTAATGATTCCCTGCTCCATCGTCCACATATTGATACCCTTGGATTGCCACTCAATGGTCATAAGATTCATTGAACGGCGGGCAGTTCTAAGATCATAACCAGAACGCATTTCACGACCGGCACGTTCCCATGCTTCCTCGGCAATCTCCGTGAAATCCATATTGAATAGGGTTGAGCCGGTAGTGGTCATCTAAATCCTGCCGTTTTCTTTGCTATTGCTTTAGGTTGAGCTACAAACTGTTTGCCAGATGCCTTACCAGCACGTTTGGCTTTAGTCGTTGCAGCATACTCTGCTGAAGTTAAAGATTTAATAGCTTTCTCAGGCAAATACCGCTCCCCCGTCTTACTTGACGGTTTACCAGACTTAGTGCGCCATTTCTGGTCGCCCCAATCCTTGAGCGATTTTTGGGGGGCTTTCAATCTCTATATCCTCCACCAGCGTCCTTGTATTTTTTAGCTACAAGTTGAGCTTTACGAGCAGACCATTGACCCGCGCCAGTACCATGCGTTGCTGCGGCTTTTACTTGAGACACAATTCGCTTACGCAAATCTGGTTTTGTGTAATTACCAGCAGCATTGACTTTACCGCCCTCGGCATACTGCGTGAAATCAGTATTATCACGGCGAGCTTTACGCTTTCCTTTTGGCATTTTACTGGGAGATATTGCACCCATACCACGGCTGGCCATCATTTTTTACCTGCCACTTTCTTTGCTGCTGAATCAACTGTTTCACCTTGGTTTACAAGATTAACAATTTTATTGAGTACTGATTCATCCAAGTCATCCAAGCCGTAGCGTTTGGCCGCCATTACAAACTCGTCACCATCAATAAAAGCAGCAGGAAGTTTTCCGCCACTAGCAAAACGTGACTTCCTCATACCGCTAGGCATTTTGGATTTTGCAATAGCACCCATCCCACGGCTTGCCATCATTTTGGATTACCTTTAGTTTTCTTGGCTAAAAACATCTTATCAACCATCTTTATCCGCTGGGGCTTGGTTGTAACTTTGTTAATAATAGCCAGCCGTTTGGGTTCGGTTGCACCATAAAACCCAGCCTTCTTTAAAGACTTAACTACTTTAGCAGTTGGTTTTACGGTTGCCATATCAGCACATCCCGCCATTTTTCATGGTAATCATAGTGCCTTTGGTCTTGCCTTTTGTGGCGCAACCATCAGCACGTTTAGATGCAGAACCAACTTTACCGCCACTAGCATAGCCCATAGCTTTAATCTTGGAGCGAGTTTTTTCATCCTCTACATCACGTTTGGCTTCTTCCATCTTGGCTCGTGTTTCTGGATAAATAACTTCATCCAAAGAACCGGGTGTGCGACGGGGTTTGTATTGCTTTGCAGCTTCAGGTGTCATTGGCATGATTTAGCACTTTCCGCCACGTTTCATGGCAATCATTGTTCCCTTAGTTTTACCTTTGGTAGCAATACCATCTATCGTTTTACCAGTTTTAACAGCGCCCATCTTAGATGGAGCCATGCCACCAGAAGCCAACTTAGTCATAGTTGAACCTTTGTGCAAACGGCCTTCGTGTTTGTTCACAGCCTTTTGCATCATCTTCTTGTCCATCTTGACATCTTCGTGGGCCATGCCGCCTTTAGCCATTTTGCCTTTGCCGTCAGCAGCAAAGCTAGGAACCATTTTGCCGCCTTTGTTGACCATAGGCATACCGCCGTCTGCATATCCACCCATATTCATCTTTTTCATATCGCCACCTTTAGAAAATTTACGGCCTTTGTCGGCCTCATTAAAATCTTTACCCACAGACTGTGGGACGCCTGCTTTCTTAGCAAACGCTGGGTTGTGAGCCACCGCTGCCATGAAATTATGTTGCTTCTTACTTGTGCTCGGCATCATTTCCCCGCTGAAAGAAGCTGGTCAATTTTTGCTTCAAGCTTGTTAAAGCGTTGGTCAATGTGGTTAGTAATTTTGTCAATTTCTGCTTGAGTAACGTTATCACGGGCAACCTCCTCACGAGTTTTGTTCAACAGGATTGTGACACGAGCCAGTTCCCTGAACTTTTCATTCATCATGTAGCCTAACAATCCAATCACTAAAGAAAGGATAGCAGACCATGCGGTGTTTAGATCTAGCACATTCGACCTTTCGTCTTGCCACGTTGGGCAATACCATCGCCACGGCTAGAAGCGGAAGAAACCTTGCCGCCTTTTTTCATTCCTTCAGGCATCTTCCATTCACCAGTTGAAGAATCCCAAGAAGCTTTTCTTGGCTTAATTACGTTGTAACCGGGTGTGTCCATCTCAGCAGGAAAAGCGCCGGTTTTGCCTTGGGGACGATTAGCTTCTTCAAATCTATCTTGATCGGCAATGCTTCTGCTGCGTTGTGACCTAGATGAACCAAAAGCAGCGTCAGCTTCTTTTGCATCTTCTGGCTTTGGTTTAAACCCAAATCCTGCACCTCTTGCATCGCCACGTTTGTATGCTTCAAGGCTTTGTTTATAGCCTTTTTCAGCCTGATATTTTTCGTTTGCTTGCCTTTCTGCTTGCATTTCTGCTCGCAATTTTGCAGCCTCTTCAAGCTCTTCAGCGGTTCTTTTAGGTGCAGAGCCCTCTGGCATAGGCTTAAACCCGCCAGTAATTTTGCCTTCTTTATCAACGGATACACGACGTGTATTTTCAGCCATATTTACCTCAGCAATTCCAAGCTCTAAGAGCTTTGTTGATACGTGAATCTGGATCGTTGGCTGTCTTGGCAGAGGTTAGCTTCTTCTTCATGCCACTCATCCTTGCACAAAAAGAGTCGCGCCGTGAGCCGCCTTCCGGCTGGGGAGGTTTCAAGTTCATACCTTGCGCTTTCGCGGAGGCCCGACCCTTGGCGTTCAAGCCGCCCTTCTCGGACTTGCCTTCTTTCCTCTGCCATGCTGGACTCTTAGCCATAATAAATCTGCACTGAATCAATAGCAGTCATCAGTGCATAAATACCTTGAGTAGCTAACACACCTTCGCCCGGAATAACGGGTGCATTACTAAAAGTATCAGTGCCGTCTATTTCGTAAGTCATCAGCCACCGACCACCGCCACTTACATACGAAGCCGCAGTAGAAGTAATTGTTCCGGTGTTAATGTCTGTTAGCGTAAATGTATCCGCGCCTGTGCGAGTGATAGTGTAATTTCCATCAGTTGCTGATTGACTTGTATTGCTGTCAAAGTGAATACCAACAACAGCGCCTGTAGACAAGCCGTGAGCAGTCTTTGTCACCGTCACAGTTGTACCAGAACGAGCGTAAGTTACGCTGGCGGTTACGGGAACAGAAGCTGTATCAAACAACACTAAAGTGCCATCCGTGCCAGAACCAAAAAACGAAATGCCTTTAACGCGATTTCGTCCAAGAACAAAAAAACCACTTTGGTTTAAATGCCCTTGCTTAACGTCTGTTTGCATCATAATCAATCTCCTTAAAAATGGGGCCGAAGCCCCTTGGGTTGATTAGGCAGTACGGGTAAACACGTACGCTGTTGCGCTAGAGAACATGATGGTGAAGCGGCCAATACCGGTTGCGCCATGGGCAATCGTCAGGTCACCAAAACTACCTGCTGTATCAGCGGCGGCGCTAGACAAAATACCGTTGGTTGCAACGGCCATTGTCACTGTGTTTGCACCAGCGGTGTTGTCAACGTACAACTCCAACACAGTACCGCGAGTTGCGCCAATAGCCGCGCCAAGGGCTGTGCCTGTAGGCAATGTGATGGTTGTAGCGGCGGCTGACGTAGAAGTGATGTAACCAGTAGCGACATCTGCTGCGGAGGCTGTAGCTGTCGCGTTAATCGCGGCGGTTGTGGGGTGATTTTGGTCTGTAAAAACCAGATTTGTGGTAGTCAGGTTGGTTACGCTGGTGGTAGCACCAAATGTAGCGTCAACGGTGACTGCGCCAGTGGTGGCACTGATAGAAATGTCTTGAAAGCCATTTACGGAACGAACTGGGCCATTGAACGTGGTATTTGCCATGATATGTGTCCTTACATACAAGTTAAGTGCATCAGTCTGTATGTCGTCAGCCGGGACTGTCTAATGCACCGGATAAGCCCGGATTAACATGTTTATACCACTACAATAAATCTAATGCAAGAAAAAAGGGAGCCAAAGCTCCCTCTTTTTTTAGACCTATTAGGCTCCGGGTGAACCGAAGATACCTAATGGATCTGACACGCCGAAGCTGTAACGCTCACGGGCTTTGTAACGAACGTTACCTGTGTCAAAGTCACCGTCCATGCCAGTAGAC